AAATCCCTTACAGCAAGTTTACTGTAAAAGAAAAGACCTATGCGGAAATGACTATTGAAAAGTACGCAAAGGCTGTATCTATCGAAGCAATCAAGGATCACGGTTATGAGAACGCTGTTCAGATGACTGATGATGAATTCCTTTTCCAACTTCAGACTGACGTTACCGGCAGATTCTATGATTATCTGAAAACCGGTACGCTTACTTCCACAGAAACAACATTCCAGATGGCTCTGGCAATGGCTAAGGGTCGCGTAGAGAACAAATTTAAACAGATGCACAGAAATGTGACTGGCGTTGTTGGATTTGTGAATATTCTGGATGTATATGAATATCTCGGCGCGGCTGAGATTACTATTCAGAATCAGTTCGGTTTCCAGTATATGAAAGATTTCATGGGATTCAACACAATCTTCCTGTTATCTGACAGTGAGATTCCAAGAGGACAGGTTATTGCAACACCTGTTGAGAACATTGTTCTGTATTATGTAGACCCTAACGAATCTGACTTTGCGAGAGCGGGGCTTGTATACACTGTATCTGGCGAGACAAACCTGATCGGATTCCACACTCAGGGCAACTACCACACAGCGGTGTCCGAGGCGTTTGCGGTCATGGGTCTTACTCTTTTTGCAGAATACATTGACGCAATCGCAGTAATCACCATTGACGAAACACCAACGCTTGGCACTCTGACAGTAAATTCCGTGGCTGGAACAGCAAGTGGTGATACAAAAATCACTGTAAAACCGGCTAAGGAAAATACCAACAACGTATATAAATACAAAGTTGCAACAGACGCAGTAACTGTTGGATATGGACAGAACCTCAGAAACTGGAGCACTTGGGATGGAAAAGCCGATATCACAGCGGCAACCGGACAGAAGATTACAGTGGTTGAGTGCGATGGAACATACAAGGCACTGAACGCCGGAAGTGCAAGCGTAACAGCGAAATCATAAATGTAGGAGGTAACTGGCATGGCTTATGCAGATTATGATTTTTATACAACTTCATACTTCGGTTCGGTCGTGCCGGAAACCGACTTTTCACGCCTGGCGGAAAGAGCCAGTGATTTTGTGGACACAATGACGTTTGACAGGTTGGTGGACGGGCTGCCGGAAAATGAACGCTCACAGAAACGCATCAAAAAGGCAGTCTGCTCACTAGCTGAATTAATGTATCAGATTGAGCTTGCTGAAAAGAATGCTACCAATGCCGCTGTGAGCGGTACGTCAACTGCAATCGGGCCCGGTGGTAGCACGACAGGCGTTGTAACTTCTGTGTCATCCGGCAGTGAATCCATCTCTTACGCCACGCCACAGCAAAAAGCATCAGGTGCAAAGGAATGGAGTGCAGTGTATGCCGCTGCCGGAGATGTACAGAAAACGAATGACTTACTCTTAAAGACAGCTTTACCGCTTCTGATGGGAGTAAGGACGGATGAAGGGATACCGATTTTATATGCAGGATTTCAAGGTTGATATCTTAGGCTCTGAATGGAGCGTGAAGTTCGGGAACAAGAAACAATATCCGAGTCTGACAAATGCAGATGGCTATACTGATTTATCAACACGGGAAATTGTGGTTGATGACATGGAGACATCGCAGGGACAGATTGGAGTAAAAGCAGACCTTAAAAGTTATCAGAAGCAGGTTATTAGGCACGAAATCATCCACGCATTTCTGATGGAATCTGGACTTGATTCTAATTCAAATAGTGCTGACAGCTGGGCTACAAACGAAGAAATGGTTGACTGGTTTGCTATTCAGTCACCAAAAATTTTTAAAGTATTCAATGAACTTAAATTGATGTGAGGTGATAATAATGGACATTACAACATTAGGCTCATGTATAGCAATCGTTATGATTTGCTACATCGTAGGAATGGGCTGTAAGGCATCAAAAAGAATCTCTGATGAATGGATTCCGGTGATCATGGCGGTTACTGGCGGGATTCTCGGAGCAGTCGGAATGGGAATTATCCCGGATTTCCCGGCAACGGATTATATCACGGCGGTTGCAGTCGGTATGTTTAATGGATTGTCGGCCACTGGTGTAAATCAGGTTATTAAGCAGACAGTGCAGAAAGAATAATTAAGGAGAGGGTATCATGTACGAAAAAACTTTGACGATTTTCAATTATTATGAGAGTCCGACAACAGGAGATGCGTACTGGTATCCTCATGTTTTATCCGGTGTCGACCTCATTACGGACAGGGGGGCAATCCTTAAGAAGTACGGGCCAGACGTAACAGACAACGCACAGTTACACATCCATTATACTGTTCAGAATGGTGATAAAACCATTGCTGACAAGAATGGTAAGATTCTCCCATGGGTACCGCCTAAAGAGTGGAAACAGCAGATTAACAACGCTCTGGAAGACACTATCACATTCTCAGATGAATCGTTCTTCTGGGAGGGTGAGTGGACTGGTGGAACAGTCACTGAAAGTGATTACCGAAATGGATTCTATCAGTACATGAATGAGAATAAGGATAACGTGTTCAAGATTACCAGTGTAGGCGGTCCGTATACACTGATTCCGCATTTTGAAATTTTGGGTAAGTAATATGAGCAAAATTCATCATTTTAAAGGATTCTCTGTAGTCGATGGAGATATGAAAATCAAGCTGAATATGAGTCGTTTTTCAAGGCAGTACCAGGAAGCACAGTATTTGCTGGATGGAATGGTTATGGACAGTATGATTCCATTCATGCCAATGATCTCAGGAAATTTTATTAACCGTACAAGAGCAGAAAGTACATCTTTACAAGGCAGTGGAAAAGTATGTGCGGCGGCGGCTCCATACGGACGCTTTCTGTATGAGGGCAAAACTATGGTTGATGAATTAACCGGAAGCCCTTATGCAAGACATGGAGCAAAAAAAGTACTTGTTAGTCAGTTCTCTGGTCAGACAGCGGCAAAAGAGAATCTTGAATACACCAGACAGGCACATCCGCAGGCACAGGCAAAGTGGTTCGATGCCGCTAAGCGACAATACGGCAGTACATGGATTCGTAAAGTAAAAGCACAGGCAGGAGGTGGCAGACATGGCAGATAAGCCAATTGGCAAAGATGCAACCGGGTATGAGATTCTGACAGATGCTATGAAAGCACTTCTGAATCAGTACCCCGGATTATATCAGGGCGAAAGCATCAAGTTTGAAGAACTGAACAAAGATTCCGGAATTGCGTTCTCAGCAGACAACGGGGCGTTGGTCTATTCAGAAAAAGAAGATGTTTGTGGAACAATGCATCAGGTATGCCAGTACCCATTCTATGTGGTTTACCGCACAGCATCCGATAAGGAACGGCAGAAGTTATCTGTTCAGAAGTTTCTGGACAGTCTCGGTAAATGGATATGCCGAGAACCAGTTATCATAAATGGCTCTGAGACGCGTTTAAATGCGTTCCCTGAGCTTTCACAGGGGCGAGTGATAAAACGTATAACCCGTGATAATTCCTATGGCTTAGAGCCACAGGAGAGTGGTGTACAGGACTGGTTATTACCATTATCGGTGCGCTACGAAAATACTTATGAAGTAATATAACAAGTAACAACCGGCTATCAATTAGAGATAGCCGCTAACCTGCACAGCCTTTAAAAGTTATAGGCAGAAAGGACATTTCTATGCCAGTTACAGGAAAAATTGACCGTAAATATATGGCTCATTACGTTGATTCAGGTTCTCTTTGTGGAGGACTGACGCCGAAATATGAGCGTCTCGGAAAAGATCTGGAAGAGTACAATATCGACCTCAATCCAGATACTGAAACATCTAAAAACATTCTCGGAGAATCCACATTTAAGCACAATGGCTACGAAGCTTCTTCTGACGCTGATCCGTTCTATGCAGATACTACATCAGATCTGTTCGAAAAGCTTCAGCAGATCGTTGACGAACGTCTTAAAGACGATAATTTGAAAACAAGTGCAGTTGAAGTACACCTCTGGAAAGAAGCAACGGCCGGTAAATACGAAGCATACAAGCAGGATTGCCATGTTGTGCCGACATCCTATGGCGGTGATACATCCGGCTATCAGATTCCGTTCACAGTTAATTACGTTGGAGAGCGCGTCAAAGGTAAATTTGACATTACTTCCGGCTCATTCACAGCTGACAGCGAATAATTTTTTAGGAGGGCGTAGAAAATGGCAAAGACAATTGACACAAACATTGATGACGGATTTCTTCTTTTTACATTCACAAATAATCAGGGAGAAATCTTTTCTTCCTTTAAGCTGAACCCGACCGACATTAATGTTGCAGCAAGAGCAGAGGAAATCGAACCATTTTTTGAACAGATACAGGACAGCATTCAGAAGGTCACATCAAGTAAAGAAATGGCGGATCTGAACAATCAGATTGAAGATAAAATGAACTATCTGTTAGGGTATGAAGCTTCAATGGATTTATTCAAGGAACCAATTACTGCAACAACTGTATTCCCGAACGGTCAGGTTTTTGCATATATCGTGCTTGATAAAATTTCAGAAGCAATTGCACCGGAAATTGAAAAAAGAAAGAAGAAAATGCAGGCTACTGTTGATAAGTATACGGAGAAATACACAAAATGACCGCTTACGAGTTACCCACCTCACTAAATATCAGTGGGGTGGATTTTTCTATCAGAACAGATTTTCGTGCGATTATTGATATTCTGATTGCACAGAACGACCCGAACCTAAACGAATATGGAAAAGTGGAAGTGATGTTGAAAATTCTCTATGAGAATTGGCAGGATATTCCACCAGAACATTTGGAAGAAGCTTGTAAAAAAGCTTGTGAATTTATCGACTGCGGGCAAAAAGACGAGAATCCGAACAAGCCTAAGCCCCGTTTAATTGACTGGGAACAAGACGGGGAAATGATTATTCCGGCGGTAAACAAGGTAATTCATAGCGAAGTTAGAGCGGTACCTTATATGCATTGGTGGACATTTTTTTCATATTTTATGGAAACAGGAGAATGCTTGCTTAATACAGTTATCGGGATTCGATCAAAAAAAGCTTTTGGCGAAAGATTAGATAAATGGGAAAAGAAATTCTACCATGATAACAAGAATCTTATTGATATAAAAACGCGTCTCTCTGAAGAGGAACAGGCTTATAAAGATAAGCTTAACGAGATGCTTAACCTCAAATAGTTAGGAGGTGGACACATGGCTGCTGATGGCTCAGTCATTATTGATACCAGAATGGACACGTCTGGCGTACAGAACGGCGTGTCTGAAATAAAAAAGTCATTTAACGGCCTTGGAAGCGCTGTAAAAAAAATCGGTCTACTGATTGGCGGAGCGTTTGCTGTTGGTAAATTGGTACAGTTTGGAAAAGAGTGTGTAGAACTCGGCTCTGACCTCGCAGAAGTGCAGAACGTGGTCGATGTTACATTTACTACCATGTCTGATAAGGTTAATGAATTTGCGAAGAACGCAATGACAACTGCCGGTTTGTCAGAAACTATGACTAAACGGTATGTCGGTACGTTCGGAGCAATGTCTAAGTCGTTCGGTTTCTCTGAAGCACAGGCTTACGATATGTCAACGGCCTTGACGCAGCTAACTGGTGATGTAGCATCATTTTATAACATCAGTCAGGACTTGGCTTATATCAAGCTGAAATCAGTGTTTACGGGCGAAACGGAAACACTAAAAGATTTGGGCGTGGTAATGACCCAGTCGGCACTTGACCAATATGCACTTGCAAATGGCTACGGCAAGACCACATCTGCAATGACTGAACAGGAGAAAGTTGCTCTCCGCTTTGCTTTTGTGCAGGAACAGTTATCAGCCGCATCTGGCGACTTCATCCGTACTTCAGACAGTTGGGCGAACCAGGTGCGAGTGATGCAGTTGCAGTTGCAGTCCCTCAAGGCAACAGTCGGACAAGGGCTGATTAATATTTTCACGCCTGTTCTGAAAGTGATCAATATTCTTCTCGGCAAACTGGCGACTCTGGCAAACGCATTTAAGTCATTCACGGAGCTTATTACTGGCAAGAAATCTTCCGGTCAAACGAGCGGAAGTGGAGCGGGTCTTGCCGGAACAGACGCGATCGCAGATACAGCGGACCAGTATGGACAGGCGGCAGATAATGCAAAGAAACTGGCTGATGCCACGAACGACAATGCAAAAGCAACAAAAAAAGCAAATAAAGAAACAAAAAATTATCTTTCGTCACTTGATGAAGTGCACAAAGCTAGTTCTACAGGAAGTGCATCCTCCGGTCCATCCGGCTCTGGTTCCGGTGGAACTGGTTCTGGGGGCGGAGGATTGCCGAGTTCGGTTGGCAGTGTGGACTATGGCAGTCTGGCAGAGGGAGAAAACGCACTGGACAAAATCAGTGATTCTGCTAAGAAGCTTGCTGATCTGCTCCGGAAGCTCTGGAAGCCATTCCAGAACGCATGGAAAAAAGAGGGTAAGAATACCATTAACGCGGCAAAAACCGCACTTGATGGACTCAAAAAGCTCGCTGTAAGTGTAGGTAAAAGCCTTGTAGAGGTCTGGACAAACGGCACGGGTACAACGATGCTTACGACCATGCTGAGGATTGCTCAGAACGTGCTTAAGACCGTTGGGAACATTGCTTCCGGTTTCGCTGACGCGTGGAGCAAAAACAACGTCGGAACGCAGATTATACAGAATATCGCAGATGCTCTTGTGGTGGTCATGCAGTTTGTTGAGAAGATTGCAGAGGATACAGCGACATGGGCGGCGAACTTGGACTTCTATCCGTTGTTGGAATCTATTAGTAATCTAACAAGCACATTTGCGCCAATTCTGGAATCGATTAAAAATGTTCTTGAATGGATTTACAACAATATCGTTCTTCCGATGCTTAAATGGGTGATTGAAGTAGGACTTCCGACAGTGATCAATCTGGTATCGGATTTGGCTGGATTCTTTGCGGATCATCAAACAATTATTGAAGCATTCGGCGCAGCTCTAATCGGAGCGTTCGCGGCGGCGAAAATTGCAGGGCTAGCGTCAAGAATAGCAGGAAGTATAACGACAGTAGCGAGTTTTATAAAAGGCCTTATTGCACTTATGACTGGTTCTAGCGGCATTATGGGAGGAATTAAAGCTATTGCAACGGCTATCGGACCGGGCGGAATTTTTATAGCAGCAATAACGGCTTGCATTGCAATTGGCGTATTACTGTACAAAAACTGGGACAAGATTAAAGAAGTTGCAGGGGAAGTATGGGATTGGATTAAAAATAAAACATCAACATTTGTCAACGCTATAAGCTCTAGTCTTAAGAATCTCGCATCTAAAATTGTGACGATTTGGGATAATGTCAAATCCAGCGCATATCAAAAATGGACTGCAATTTGGTCAACAGTAGGAAATCTTGTTGAGAGAATTAAAAACGGTATAGTGGAAAAATTTACATCAGCCAAAAATAAGGTTGTCGATATATTTGGCGGAATTAAAGATACCATTCGAAAAATATTGAACAAGGTCATTGGCATTGTAAATAGCGCAATTGGAACTGTCAACAGTGCGATTGGTGGAATTGAATCTGCATTTTCTTTTGGCCCGTGGGAAGTGCCTACACCGTTCGGAAAGAAAACAATCGGATTTAGTGCAACATTTCCGAGAGTGCCAACAGTACCTTATCTTGCAAAAGGTGCGGTTATCCCTCCAAGATCAGAATTCCTCGCTGTGTTAGGAGATCAGAAGCAAGGAAACAACATCGAGGCACCAGAAGCTCTGCTCAGAAGAATCGTGCGTGAGGAATCAGGGCAGCAGAGTGGTGGTGATTACAGATTCACAGCTCAGATTAATAGACGGACTATTTTTGACGAAATTATAGACGAAGCAAAATTAAGACGCAGCACAAGCGGAAGAAATCCGTTTGAACTGGCATAGGAGGTGGAAACGTGGCAACTATTCCAAAAAGTATAACAAAACGATACAAGATGAACGGGGCCTCCATCTATCAGCCAGATAAAGATATGGGTTATAACCTCGAAACAACTTATTCAGAAGGTAGTAACCGTACGCAGTTCGGAAAAGCGTTGTTAACTCCATTGTTTACAGTCGAACAGTATAGCTATGAAGCATCAAACGTTCCAGTTATAGAAGCAAACAAAATTCTCAAAATTATCGCAAAAGGAAAAACTTTCAATTTGTACCATTGGTCGCTTTACCACATGGCATGGAGAACTGACCCGTTTTATGTCGGAAAAGCAAGCCTAACTATTGGAGAAATTTCGCAAGACTTAAAATTTGTATCAAAAATATCTTTTAACATGCAGGGGGTGAATCCACTTGATTAATGTATCTGATACATTTAAGCAAAAACTACAGGACGGAGAAAGAGTCTGGCAGGAAGTGGAAATCACCTTTCCTGGCGGAACTGTAAAAACCGTAAAAGATGAAATTATGGGTGAAAACTGCACTTTTTCCGATTGTGCAGAAAGTAGCAGCTTTCCGATTGGCTGTGTTGTTTGTAAATCCATGACATTGGAGTTGGACAACACTTCCGATCAGTGGAAAAACTATAATTTCTACATGGCAAAAGTTCATGCGTATCTTAAAATGCAGACCTCCGTAGCAAGTCCGGCTACAACAGATGAATTGCTGGATGAAAACTATGACCCAATTCTTGACCAGAGTGGCGGTGCGATTCTGGCAACAAAAGCAGCGACAGAAGACAGAGTCGAAACCATTGATAAAGGTATTTATACAATTACGACACCAGAACAATATGGCGAAATCCTTAGTTTTACCGCTTTGGACGATATGTATAAAACGAACGCAACTTATATATCTCATCTGGTTCTGCCACAGTCAATAGAGACTCTTGTTAGAGATGCGTGTGAGACTCTTGGTATTCCGTCAGAAGTCTCCATGGCTCATGGAAATCTGATCGTGTCAGAGATTCCGGAAAACATGACGTTTCGTCAGTTGTTCGGATGGGCAGCAATGCTTGAGACTGCGAACGCTCGCCTGGACAGCAGAGGATACTTGCGATTTATCAGATGGGATTTTTCCAATGTACAAGAAGATTACAACGCAGTAGTGGACGCTGATGGAAATGTAACATTTAAAGGCGGCGCAAGTATTGACTCAGAAAGTTTTATCAGTCCGACAGGGAACTGGACAATTGATAGTGATGGATTCTTGACACTGATCGAATCAGCAGCTGACACATCCGAAAAGCTCAAAGACTTTTTTACAAGTCCAACCGTTTCTAGTGATGATATTGTGATTACTGGAATCAAGCTAAAAAATAGAGAAAATGAAGCCATGTACGGAAGCACAGGATATGTTCTTGAATTGGAGAACGACCTTGTTGCGGATTCGGACTTGGACACGGTAGCTGCTCAAATTGGCGATTCCATAATTGGAGCTAAATTCCGTAACATGTCGGGAGAACTTGTATATAACCCACTCATTGAGTTTGGAGATATGGCATATACTTATGATCGCAAATGGAACAGATATATAACTCCGCTGACGGACGTTTCTTGTTCCGTTAATGGAAAGACTACTGTAAAAACTCAAGCCGACGACCCTATCAGAGGGCAGAGCAAGTTCCAGTCAGAATCCACTAAGGCAATCGTAGAGGCAAGACGACTTGTTAAAAAAGAACAATCAGCTAGAGAAAAAGCAGTAAAGAAATTAGAAGAAACCTTAAAAAATTCTTCTGGATTATATGAAACATCAGTCGCACAGGAAGATGGCAGTACTATTACATATCTGCATGACAAGCCTACACTTGCAGAATCAAAAAATGTAATTAAATTCACAGCAGAAGCCATTGGCGTATCCAATGATGGTGGCAAAACATATCCTTACGGTTTCTTTCTGACAGGCGATTTGATAGCAAAAATTCTGTACGCACATGGTATCAATGCTGATTATATTGACACAGGCGCACTGACTGTCAGAGATAGCGATGGAAACATAATCTTCCAGGTTGATATGGACACCAAAAAAGTAATCATCAGTGGTGATAATGTTGTAATTGGTGGTAGTTCTTTGCCGGATAAACTGACAAAAATGGACAACAATATTGCATCTGCCAAGAATATGACATTCCAGCTGTCGAACGATATGCAGACGATCACATCTGACGCAGACGGAAACATTCCGGTATTTCCAACAGTGACAACTACAGCGAAAGTTATGTACGGCTCGTCAGATATCACAAATGATTGTAGCTATACCATTACAAAATCAGACAGTGTAACCGGCTCTTGGGATGTAGATACGCATACTTACACTGTCACAGGTTTGAGTGCCGACAATGGATGGGTGGACATTAAGGCAACGTACCTGATTAATCTTTCTGTAACGAAGAGATTTACATTAGCGAAACAAAAGCAGGGACTTGAAGGTGACAAAGGACTTCCGGGAAAATCACCGACTATCCGTTATGCATCTATGCCAGATGGTTCTGATATGTCGGACAATCCCAAATATGTAAAGTTACTTGACAGTGCCGGAAATGTGATAAGTGATTCAACTGGCGATACTATCTATACAAGTGGCGAAGCAATCTATGTCGGTTTTCTTAAAGCAGATGCAGAAGTAGACAGTACGAATCCAAGCGATTATGAATGGTCACGATACAAGGGAACTGATGGGCTGACTCAGTACACACACCTTGCGTATGCAAACAGTGCTGATGGAAAAACAGATTTCTCCGTGGATAGTCCGAATAGAGAATACATCGGAATGTATGTGGATTTCACGGAAGCGGACAGTACGAATCCGGATGATTACGCATGGTCACTCATAAAAGGTGCTGACGGAGCGGATGGAACACCGGGAAAGGCAGGTGCAGACGGTAAGACGCCATATTTTCACGTTGCCTATGCGAACAGCGAAGATGGCAATACAGGATTTTCTGTGGATGACAGTGCTAACAAGTTGTATATCGGACAGTACACGGACTATGAAGTAAAGGACAGCACCGACCCGACTAAGTATAGTTGGACGAAAATCAAAGGTAATGACGGGCCTCCAGGAAGAACGTATTACCTGAGGGCCAACGCAGGAGTCCTGATGATGGGACAGGATAAGAAAATAACTCCTAATCCATTCAATGTTCATGCGTATTACAGAGATGGACAGGGTGACGAAGCAACTTTTAAAACCTGGTGGATAGTAGAATACAGCAAAGATGCCGGAAAAACATGGACAAAAATGGCCTTTAATTCACAGACCAGTGGAATAACTATTAATCCAGATAGCTATTCTCTTGGTGCTGACGGAATGATACGTGCAACAATTTATACGGATTCCGGAAGAACTAAAATCGCCGATCAGCAGACATGGCAGGTTGCTGTTGACGTTGGCATGCTTACGCAGGAGCAGATTGTTGAGATATTGTCCAATGGCGGAGAATTTAAAGGCCTCTACTATCTGAATGGACATCTGTACATCAGTTTAGACGCATTGATGGGAAACGCCGCAATTCTAGGTGGAACCAAAAACGGCAACGGATACCTAAAGATTAAAGATAAAAAAGGCACCGTGAAGGGACTGATAGATTACTCAGGATACACTGCATTTACAAGCTATGAAGAAAATTCTACGCGCATGAAATATACAGGAATTTGTTTTTGGAATAAATCCTGTTAGTGCCGAGAAATACTTTAGCAGCACTGCGGACATTGAATACGTTGAAACGGCGTGGGGAATCGACTGGACTGCCGAAGAGCTTAATATTAGTGCAACAGAAGTATCGGCTGATACCGGTAAGTTTTCAAATTTGACTGCCGAAAATTGTAACTTGGAAGTCAAAAATATGAATGTATCTGGTCCGTGCACTTTTGATGATGAAAATAACGAACCGATATTTAGGCAAAGCATGAAAGTGTATGGTTTTGGCTTTACAACATCTGGATGGAATGCTTGGATTTCAAATAACGATTATAGACTTCGCGCATATGGCTCATCATCTGAAAGGTACAAGATTCTTGGAGATTCATTGACGGAAGAATTCATTGAAAGCCTGTATAACATCGAACCAATAATGGCACGGTACAAAGACGGATATCTTGAAGAACATGATGAGCGTGTTGGAGTTGAATTTCCGATGTTCCGTGCGGAAGATGTGAATATATATTTTCCTCTGGCGGTTGACCACATAGATGGCAAAGCTGAGAACTGGAACGAACGTATCATGATACCGGCTATGTTTGCGATGATTAAAAGCCAGAAAAAACAGCTTGACCAACAGGAGAAACTAATTAATCAGCTCTATAAAAAGCTCAATATAGAAAAGGAGAATTAATATGGCAAAATTTAATGAATACACAGTAAAGGCAACTCCAGAAGATGCAGATACCTTAATGCTCTATGATGCTGCATCAAAAGCAAACAAACTTTCACCATTCAGCGGAATCTGGAACTGGATTGTTGGAAAGCTGACCAATGCGGTCATCAGCAACTTGCAGACGAACAACAAGACGGTACTGGGGGCGATTAATGAATTAAATAGTAACCCAAAGGCTCAGTTTGGCACGACAGCGGACATCGAAATAGCAACCAACAGTATCCAAACAATAGATGTTACATTTGAAAAAGCTTTCAAATCTGTACCTACAGTCTTATGTTCTATACGAAGTGGAACAACTAATCCGGTATACGGAAGTGTAAATGCATTTGTAGATTATTCATCTGTCACTAAGACTGGATTTACCGTAAAAATTGCAAACAATGCTACATCTGGTGCAGTTTTAAGACCAGCTGTTTCATGGATTGCAATAGCGTAGATTTTTGCAACTCCTGTTTAGTTAACTAAGGACTTTGAAAATTTCATAAAAATGTTTCATGATTTCATGAAAGGAGCTGATAAATTGGAAATTAAAGGAATTGACGTATCATCGTGGCAAGGGAAACCGGATTGGGCAAAAGTATCAAAATCTGGAGTTAAGTTTGCAATATTAAGAATCCATCAGAAATCTGGAATTGACGAATCATTCGAACACAACTACAAGGGCTGTAAATCCAATGGAATTCTTATTGGTGGATATAAGTACAGCTATGCTTTAACATCGGCACAAGCTATCGAGGAAGCTGAGAACGTAATTTCTGTTCTTGGTGGACGTGGACTGGACTTTCCAGTGTTCTATGACCTTGAATGGAGTCAACAGAGAAGCCTTGGCAAGCAAGCTATCGAGAATATTGCAGTAGCATTTCTGACCAGAATCAAGAAAGCTGGTTATAAGGCCGGTATCTACTGTAATCTGGACTGGTATAATAACGTTCTGTCAGATGCTTTGAAGCAGTATGATTGTTGGATTGCTCGTTATCCGGCAAGCGACAATGGTTCTGTGCAGGAAAGATTGCGTCCGAATGTCGGTGTAGGCTGGCAGTATTCCAGTAAAGGAAAAGTTCCAGGAATCAGCGGAAATGTTGATATGGATGTGTTCTACAAAGACTACAGAGATTCTAACCAGAAAGGAGAAACCAAAATGGTAAAAATCAGTAACTGCGGACATGATGAACGCGGAAGATATGCAGGTGGAAAAGCAGGAGATCAGACTGGTACGGAATATCAGATCATGAACTGGTACAGCAGACCGTGGCTCTGTGTTCTAAGATTCAATGACGCTAAAATCGCAACCATGATCGCAGACATGGCGACAAAAGCGGCACAGAACAATCTCATCGGATACGATCAGGGTACTTCCGGAAACAGCAATGACCGGTATTCGTTCTGGCGGCACTTAAAGGCAAGTAACTACGATCCGGCGCAGATCACGGTAGCTTGTGAATCTGATTGCAGCGCAAGTACAGCAGCTATTGTCAAAGGGGCTGGGTATCGCTTAAATAATGCAAGGCTCAAAGCGGTCAGCATCTATCTGACGACACGGAACATGAGAGCTGCAATGAAGATTGCCGGTGCGAAAGTACTGACGGATAGAAAGTATCTGACATCCGGTGACTATCTAAAGGCAGGAGATATCCTTCTGAATGATAACCACCACGTGGCTATCGCTGTTACCACTGGCGCAAAAGCAAGTATGCTTTCAACGCCAACTATTCTGTCTAAAACTCCGAAGTGGGTGGGAAAGGTGACTGCAAATACACTTAATGTCCGCACATGGGCAGGAACAGAGTATGCACAGCTTAAAAGCTATCCTACACTTGCAAAAGGCAATTTAGTTGATGTATGCGATACCATTAAAGCCAAAGATGGAGCATCTTGGTACTATATCCGCATTGCCGGAAAATATTTTGGATTTGTTTCTGCAAAATACATCAAAAAAGCATAAATTTAAGCCCCTTGGAAATTATTCCTTGGGGCTGTTTTTTTACATATTGTATCAAATTCGTGTTGCATTTCGTGTTGCATAGTTCTTCTTTTTTATGCCAAAACTGGCAAAATAACATATTTTATGAGCTAATTTGAAATTGCCGAAACCATTGAAAACACTACGTTCTTTGCGAGAACCAGTGAATACAAGATTTTCATAAAAATGCGGATGACAGGACTTGAACCTGTAAGAAAAAGCCTAACATTCCCTATTTTACAGCATTTGTTTATTTCGTGTTGCATTTTGTGTTGCATAGCTTTGAAAAATAATCATTCCCAATTTCATTCATCTCTTTTTCTCGATCAACCAGAACGTGCCGATATACATTTTTTAATGTGGTATCATCCTCCCAACCGCCGCGCTGCATAATATATACATCTGGAATTCCAAGAGTATGCAACTCAGATGCGCAATAATGACGCAAATCATGAAAACGGAAATGATGTATATGATTATCCTCTAAAACATCAGCGAATCTATTAGATATTTGCGCCGGATTCAAATTTGTTATTTTTCCATGTATACCTTTAAGTTTTTCTGCAACGAAATCCGGAAATGGAATAAAACGATCGCCAGCAAAAGATTTTGGTCTTTTGATAACCCAACCATGAGAATCATTCATAACCATAGCATATTCGACATGTACTATGTTCTGCTTGATATGATCAGAATTAAGCGCGCAGATTTCTGACCGCCTCATTGGACCGAATGCTGCCAGAAGAACAGGTATCTCTAATTCACTACCTACAGTACATTCAATTACCTTTTTGACTTCGGCAGATGTAGGTACATAGATTTTCGGTCTTACCTTTTTAGGTAAGGAAGTTCTTAAGATGAAATCCGAACGATAAGTCTTCAAGACAGTAGAAAGAAAGCCATGCATATTGTACACAGTTTTTGGCGAATGAGTAAGTGCTTCACGATTCATTTCAGCTTGAACATCCTCTTGAGTGATTTCCATTATATTTAATGACATAAGTTTAGCCATGTCTCTTTTGACAGATCGCTTATATTCTCTAATAGTTCCAGGGGATAAAACACCTGTTCTGCTTTCTATGTATTTATTACATGCCTCTTTTAATGTCATATCTTCTGGTGGAACATATCGCGCAGTCAATACTTCACTTTCTTTTTTTGCTGCCCATTCGGCAGCCATTTGCTCACAGATTCGCTTCCCTTTTTTGCTAGGATCTGAGCATGTAAAAGATTTATAAACCCTTTTCTTTTTGATGGTCCCGTCTGATAATGGGATTTCTTCGATGTGACTGAATACCTGACATCTCCATGAGCCAGATGGCAGTTTTTTTGCAGTTGCCATTTCTTTTCCTCCTTATTAACCGAACAAACTTTCTGACTTGTCCGAACACACCGAAGATGATACAATATGACTTGTCAGGCGATACGTTTCACTTCAGTATGCTTTGCGGAACGTAAAAATATTTTTCTTTTTTTTTTAAAAACCGGTTCTCATTGGTAGTGAGAGCCGGTTCTTTTTTATAAAAGTTCTGATTTTTTCTGGTCAAATTCTTCTTGAGTAATAATACCGCTATCTAAAAGCTCTTTGTAATCCTTCAGTAGTTCAACGGATGTTTTCTGATTTCGAACATTTTCAACAGCATCAGAGCTTTTGGAAATATTGAAGCTCTTTAACTGCATATCTATATTTGAACTACAGCGGAATCCAATAGTATTTATTTGATTGGTTTCGATATTCCGCATTTTCATAGATGCATAAGAATCCACTTCAATGTTATCACTTGTTGTGGTAGCAGTTCCAGTAGTAGTGGAATTATTCTTTCCTTTGGTTTTCTTTCCAGTTCCAACAGCTGCACCGACTATAGTTCCAACTCCCGGAGCAATAGCGGTTCCAACAACGGCTCCTGCTAAATGCCCTCTTCGTTTCGTTTTTTCTTTACTTTTCCCTTTAGTGTGAGATGTTGTAGTTGTCTTTTCTACTGTTCTGTATTCCGGCCCGTTCCATTCATAGTCGAAAAGTTCATATTTGGTTGGAGCATCTGACACTGTAACAGACCCATCTTTCCATTGCTTCAAATCAAATCTTGCGTGTTTGGAACCAAGCTCAAAATCCTCCTTACCGGATATAACTCTCAGATTCAATACTCGAACAGGTTTTTCTACAACCGCTGGCTGGGTTGCTACGGAATTATTTGATATTGCAGGTTTTTGAACCTTATTTTTAATAGACAGCAAAAGTGCAAAAATAAGATACAAAACAGCAATTCCAAATACCTCAAGTACAACAACGACCATAATATTGTCTGATGAAAGATCGTTTGAACTCATCAAGGCCACAATCATTAATACAATTAATGCGGTCCAAACGATCATCAACACATTTCGTATTTTTTTCATATTTCCCCCTTTTGACACGATTACTCAAAATTCTCGATATAATTCTTATATAGATTCCTTATTTTGGCAGCCTCCCTCTGCCTGATTGGAACAATATCCCCCGATATCATCTCAAAATGATCTGATGCATCTTTAATTTCGTCCATGTTGACGATATAACTTTGATGGCAACGGAGAAATCTTCCATCAAGATGCGGCTCTATATCTGACAGCTTTCCACGTGCTACATGAATAACGCCGCAAGTACAGTGGACGAGAATTGATTTATTTCGGCTTTCTATGTATTCGATATGCCGGAATTCTACCCGGTGGAAGTGGTCTCGGTTTTTGATAGTTAAGGCTTTCTCTCGGATATCTTCCAACGTGTGCGCTACGACAGAAAACATGCGTCCATGTTCAGAACCTTTGATGATGTAATGCACTGGTAAGACGTCTAATGCGTCAAATACATAGTTTTTATATGCTGTCCAGAAGGCAATGTTGCCATTATATCCATTTTTCCTGAGCTGCTTTGCGACATTTATGCCATTCTCATTATTTAGGACCACATCCAGCACGACTATATCGTACCATTGACCGTCTGCTATATCATCAATCAGCGGCTTCCCACTACTATAAGTGTTTAGCGTGTAGCTCTTGTCTCCACACTTTTTCAAAAACTCATCAACATGAGCCTTAAAAAAATCAATCTGCAAAGGATTATCGTCACAAATCGCAATTTTCATTCAAATCATTCCCTTATGGGCGTTGTTTTCGCCATTTGCAAAAAAAAGTGTTTAAATATGTTATTTTTATTATAACATCGTTAAATTTAGTTGTAAATAGACATTTTTAGGTGATTTGTAAAATGAAAATAATCAAAAATATACTAATTATAATAGGAGCTGTGCTTTTGCTTAATTACATTGTTTGTTTACCAATGTGCGTAGACGATTATATCCGCGAAGAGTCAGAAGTGTATTCTGTCCAAAATGCGTACAGATCTTCTACCCTACATAAGAATAGCGCCCATGAAATAAAGCAGACCATGCCACCGTTTTTATTCGCCCTGCCACTAAACAGAAAAGACTATATCTTTGATGTTACGAATAATTTCTATGCAATCATAAACATATCGGTGTATATCTGGCAGTTTCCAAGGGCGAACATTAGTGGTATAATAGCAAAAAATGAACGAATGTTCGGTTATATTTCCCACAAACCGCACATATACTGTAATGTAGGTGGTAATTGCAATAGGGAGGGTTATTTATGGATTATAAGAAAGAGATTATTGAAATGATAGAAAATATACATAGTGAAAAATTTATGAAGTTTTTATACAACATGATTATTTCGTTCAAAAAACAATGGGGGTATTAAGAAAGCAGGGAATTAATCCCTGTCTTTTTTATGGAGAAATTCAATCATGTCGAAAACGCTTTTCTTATCAGATTCGCTTAATTCAATCAGCAACTTAACATGTTCAACGATGTTCGGATTTGACATCATCTTTGGAATAAAATCCGTGTTTGTTTCCAAATTCTCTTCCCATCCCATTAGGTAAGCGGGCGTTGTGCTAAGTGCTTTCGCTAACTTATCTATGTATTCAGCAGGAACTTTATCAATATCACCCTTTTCATATCTAAATATAGTTGATCTTGAAACTCCTAATTTCTCAGCCAACTCATCAGCACTCATATTAAGCTGTTTTCTTCTTTTTTTCATTTGTTCACCAGTTTCCGACATTTTCCACACCTCCTTTCCTTGAAATTATAATACCACAAGTGATGCAAATATGCAACAAAAATAATTGCAAAAATGCGATTTTTAGTATTGACAAATGCGACTGCAAGAGGTAATATATAATCACAAAGTCGCAATAATGCTACTGGAAAGGAGGTAAAACTTGTGATTGTAAATATAGCAAGACTTAAAGGTAAAATTGTTGAGCATGGAAATACGCAAGAAGCTGTTGCAAGCGCAATTGGTATGGACAGAAGTACTTTTTACCGCAAACTGAAAGACGGCGGCGAGAAATTTACAATCGGTGAAATTCACGGAATTGTAAGCGCAGTTCCTTTAAGCAGGGACGAAGCAATAGACATTTTTTTTACACAGCAGTCGCAATAATGCTACTGGAAAGGAGACGAAAACATGAAATACAGTCCGCTTGGTAGTGGAAAGCTGATATTTCAAACTTTCAATGATGGTTGCTTGAAAACCACTTTTGAAAGAGAGAACGGATTGAAGTCCGAATATGAAATTTATGTAAATTGGACGAATCCGAATCAGTTAGCAGAAGTTTCATTTCAGTTGCCCTTCCGCGATTGGCAGACACTTGAAAAGTCTGAGGTTTGGAAAAATCTGGATGAATTTCTGTCGGAAGTTCAAATCGAATATATTCCGAAGTACCGCCAAGCCCAACCAATTGTAGAGGAAAAGGTTGTGTATAGAAGTCTGTTAGGTTCTTTAATTGCATTCTTTCGTGATAAATTGACTCGCCAATAGCACGCCCTTTTAAGCATGAATAATGGGTTCCGCTATACACATAAGAAATATTTACGATTGATATGGCAACTCTGGAATGATTGATGATTTCAAAATGAACAATCAGTTCATTATTATCTTTCAACTTGAAACCAATAGGAATAAACTCTATCTTTTTTCGAGATTGGAATAAGTTCCATGCAGTTCCAGCAGACCCTATTAACCCAAGCATAAAGGAAACATTTTCAAATGTAATGATTTCTTTAGCTGATTTTAAAATTGAAATGATTTGATTTATTTTAATCACCTCCCCGTACAGGGAGTATAACACGAAACGAGGATTTTTAAAATGAAATTTCCGAGATATGTATATGTGATTACTCATGTAGTCACAGGAAAGAAATATGTAGGCAGCACAAGAAATGTTAAATCCAGATTTGCAGAGCATTTAAATCTTTTAAAATCTGGCAGACATACTGTCGAACTTTTTCAATCTGATTGTGATACTTTTGGTGTCAATTTAACTTGTGAGACGATTGACACAATATCGGATTATAGTGAAAAAGAAAAAGAGCATGAATGGCAGAAAAAACTTGGGACATTAAATCCGTCAACTGGTTATAACTACAAAGATCAGAAATGGAATAACCACAAAGACTGGGCTTTAAGCCATGGGAAAAGCACTGAAGGAAGAGAAAAATGGAAAGAAATATTAGAAAACAGTTCCGAACCATGTGTTCTGATTTCTGCGTGCATCACAAATTCCTGGCTCGGCAGAAACGGATTTGCAAAAGAATTAGGAATTTCCATAAAAGAGCTGAAAGAAATTGAATCCTATAAAAAAGAACCAACAATCAACCAGCTTAGAAAGATTAGTGAATTATCATCAATTCCTATGGATTATATTTATGTGCCAAATATTTTTTGATCAGGAGTAAGAAGAAAATTCTTAAAAGTAAATATAACCTAATCAAACCATATATAAGGAGGAAAACATGAAGAAATTTGAACGATACCTTATGATTGCTGACCTTATGGAAAAACATTTTGAAAAATAAAGTGCTCCGAAGGAGAGCTGAAACCTCTCGCCTCGGAGCTGTAAACCACTAACCACACTAGCGGATTACGGGATAATCATATCATTTCTTCCTGTATTTCGCAAGAGAACAGGAGGATTTTTTATGAAGAAAACCGAGGATAAAAAAGTGACAAATTTTGAAGAGTTCGAAACTTTCTATGCAGTTGAAGTTGTAAGAGAGTCGAAAAAGCAGACTCACAAATGGTTCTGTGCATGGATTGTAACCATGATTGCATTAATTTTTTCAAACGCTGCATGGATGTTTATCAAGTAAGAAAGGAGGAAAGACTGTGGCAATTAGATATACCACAGAAGAAAAGAAATACATTCTTTTAAAAGGAAATATTGCAAAAAGAATGGAAGCCGAACGAGTAAGTGATGCTCAGATGGCAGCAGTAACAGGAATGGCTGAAAACACTTTCCGTAAAAAGCGAAATAAGCCAGAAACATTCACGTATCCGGAACTGCGGCATATTTTTATTCGATTGAACTTCCCTAACGAGGAAATATTGGAGGCTTTGACATGAAAGATTGGATAGACTCCATTCTGATTGGAGGGATAGCAACGTATCTTCCGTTCTGGATCTGGGACAACAGCCGTGACCAGATCATGGGAGCGTTGGGACTGATCGGAGTTGTGTACATAGCAAGGACGTGGAAAGAATGGACATGCTAGACGTGCCAACTAAAAAAGGATCCTCAGAGCTGCAACTCAAATAAGGATCCAAGACAATATATTTCTTCTCCATTGTAGAAGGAAAGAAACCAAAAGTCAATACAAGGAGGAAATTATGAACGAAGAGAAAATCAGAGAAATATTTGATTTGTGTCTGAGAGTTTCAAGTGAAACAACGGCGCATGTGAATTTTGACTATACGGCGTGTGACGACATATCCAGAGTTTATATTTATGTATTTAATGATGCAGGGGAGATCGTAAAGCATTTTTCATTGTGCCAGTTTTACGACTTTAAGTTTGAATCTCAGAATTATGAAGATGCAAAGAAATGTCTTCTGGAACTGCTTATTAATGGGAGGTGTCCGTTAAATGAATCTTGAAGAATTAAGGCTCCTCCCGAAGTGGGATATGGTTCTTGCAGTGAATATCTTGTTGGAGGAACTGAACAAGCGAAACGCTCCTATTGTTGATTGGGAGAATCCAGATATGTACATGGATCATCTTGAATATCACGCCGCTGATTCCATTCAGAACGGCAAGACGGTTCAAGGCATGGGGGATAAGTCAGACGCAATCTATTGTTTTTTTAAGCAGTTAAAGGAGCCAGTCTATGAACGAAAGAATACAGGAAGTCTTGAGACTGATTGATGTTCAGCTTGCCACAGTCCCAGATAATCCAATAGAGGAACAGTACAAGGCAAGGACGTTGGCGAGTTACACGCAAGCGCTAAATGGGCTTTTAGCGGCTCAGAAAGCATATAAGGAGGAAAGCAATGAGTGATTTTGAAATCCGTATTCCGGCGAGAAAGAAACAGCCTGCAACTGATAAGGATAACCCGGTTGTGAAAGTTTCGCCGGACGCATACAACGCGCTGGTTGAAATCTACAATGAATCAACCTTATCAATGAAAGATATTGCAAGCTTGCTGATCGTTGAGGGCAGTAAGCATGTGATTTATGACAAGGAGGAATAACAATGGCAACACCAGTATTGATTATTGGAAAATCTGGTTCCGGCAAGAGTACCAGTCTTAGAAACTGCCAGAATGAACACTGGAATCTTATTAGAGTATTAAATAAGCCGCTTCCGTTCAAAGGAAAAATTGACGGATGGTTTACAGATGATTACCAACAGGTAATGAAGTGCCTGATCGCATCAAAAGCGGAGTCAATTGTGATTGATGATGCAGGTTATCTTATTACGAATCATTTCATGAAAGGACACGCTTCTGCTGGAAAAGGCAATGCGGTGTTTGCTCTGTACAATGATATTGGAGACTATTTCTGGAATCTTATCCAGTTCATTGTAACAAAAGTACCGCAGAATAAAATTGTTTACCTTATGATGCATGAAGAAAAAGATGATTCCGGGGAAGTAAAGCCTAAGACAATTGGTAAGCTTCTGGACGAAAAGGTTTGTATCGAAGGCATGTTTACTATCGTTCTTCGCTGTATTGAAGAGAGCGGAAAACACTTATTTGTCACTCAGTCCAGTCAGGGAGCGGTAAGCAAGTCCCCGATCGGAATGTTTGACAGTTTGACTATTGATAATGACCTTGCAGAGGTGGATAAGGTTATCAGAGACTACTACGAATTAGGAGGAATTGAAGATGGTGGAAGTAACTAACTATTGTTTTAAATACGCAATAGAATTAAATACTATCATCGATGAATACAAAGGTGAATGTTCTTTTGATCATTTGATTAAAGTCGAACCAAAAAGCTATTCAAATTTAAGCTCTATATTTTCAAAAATTAATAATTCCGTTCACTATGTGCTGGAAAAATATGGAGACGTAAGAGAATGTCATTTGTTTTATCTCCCGGCATTTATGGGTGATACGTATAATTCGTCACTTATCAACATTGTAAAAGCAGACAATAATGGAACGACAATCGTATTTTGTGATAATAAAGAAATCGTTCCGTCAGATTGCATCGAAAAAATAATTTGTTTTGAGGAGGAATCAAAATGTTAAAACCACAGAATTATGACACAACACAGGCAGCAGGAGAATTTGAACCGATTGCGCTCGGCGGTCACAAGATGGTAATTAAGCAGTTATCAGAGAAAAAATCCCAGGGTGGACTTGATATGCTTGTTATCTTGTTTGATTTTGCAGACGGAGACGAGCAGGCAGGTTACTTTATGAAGCAGTTCGAAAATGATATCCGACCAGACAAGAAATATCCGAATGCCGGTACAAACTACATGGTTATTGACGAGAGTGTAGATTATGGTGTCCGTAACCTTAAAACTTTTATCACATGCGTAGAAAAGTCAAATCCGGGATTTGCTGTTAAGTGGGGCGATAACTTCGGGCAGCAGTTCAAAGGTAAGCTGATCGGAGGCATCTTCCGTCTGGAGAAAGACTGGTACGATAACAAAGAAGTAAAACGTCACAAGCTTGCATGGTTCCGAAGTATTGAGGGAATTAAGGATGCAGATATCCCAGAAGAGCGCACCACAAAAGCCTATGACGATCATCTGAAAGAAAAAGCTATCATGGGGGCGAGTCCAGCAGGAACTGATTTTATGAGTATTCCGGATAGTGTACAGGAAGAGCTCCCATTCAATTAAAAGGATGTGTTTTTAATGGTTATACAGACAGACACAAGAGAACATAAAAAGGAATGGGAACGGATTCAAAAGCAGTTTGACAGTCTTGGAGTACAGTATTTCCGATCGAAGTTATACTGCGGAGATTATCAGTCGTTAGACAACGCAAAACTCTGTATTGACCGTAAAAAGGATTTACAAGAGCTTTGTGGAAATGTCTGCCAGCAGCATGAAAGATTCAAGGCAGAGCTTATCAGAGCGCTTGACGCAGGTATTCAGCTTATTATCCTATGCGAACACGGACCAGATATCAAATCAATTGGTGATGTGTATTTTTGGGAGAATCCAAGAAAACACAAAGTCATATGGAAGACGGTAAACGGTAAGAGAGTAAAGACTGTAATTTCCGATAAGGCTGTTGATGGCTGCCAGTTATATAAATCTCTATGCACGATCAGAGATAAATACGGTGTTCGATTTGAATTCTGTACAAAAGAAGAGACTGGACGGCGAATCGTGGAGTTGCTGACATGACGAAAGAAGAAATTAAGCAGCAGAACAGTATGAGAGATGTCCTGAATAGATATGGCATGGTTCCAAACAGAGCCGGCTTTATACAGTGCCCCTTTCATAGCGGCGACCGTACTGCATCTATGAAAATCTATAAAGACAGCTATTATTGTTTTGGCTGTGGGGCAACAGGTGACATATTTACATTCGTTCAGAACATGGATAATTGCGATTTTAAGA